AGTATGAGGGTAAGCTGTCCACTCATCTTCCTTTTGAGGAAGACTACGACAAAGATAATAATAAAACTGGTAATATCAAGTTCAAGTTTAAGCTTGATGCAGTAGGTAAAAGACGTGATGGTGGTACTTACGAACAGAAGGTAATGGTAGTTGATAGTAAGCTAACACCAATGAAGGGTGATAAGCTTATTGGTAACGGAAGTCTTATCAATGTATCGTTTGAACCACGTACTTACTTTATACCTGCTACTAAAACTGTTGGTGTAAAACTACACTTGGCAGGTGTTCAAGTGGTAGAGCTTCAAGAGTATGGTAGTGCCGCTTCTATGTTTGAAGAAACAGATGGATATGTAGAGCAGAAAGTAGAGAAGGACGATGCCTCTGAGGTATTCGATGAAACCTTTGCTGCGGAAGGTTCTACAGATGAAGGGGACTTTTGAGGATAAGGTCATCTGTGACCTAGATGAACGTGGCGTTCCATATATGTATGAGCCAGACAAAATAGCTTATTATGTGGAACGTCACTACATCCCTGACTTGAAAATTGGTACGATGTTTGTAGAGCTAAAGGGTTACTTTAGACAGGATGCACAACGAAAGATGAAAGCTGTAAAGGCACAACATCCAGAGTTGGATATCAGGTTTGTTTTTCAGAAAGCAGATGCTACAATACAGGGTGCTAAGAAAAGAAAGGATGGTACAAAGATGACCTGTTCAGAGTGGGCAGAACGTAACGGTTTTGTCTGGGCAGAAACAACCATACCAAAGGAGTGGTTATGAGCTTGATTGAAATACAAGAGGAAATTGCCTCAGATGTAGACATAAATCTTGAGGTCAATGAAGTGGGTATATATCTATCTGTATATGTAGATGACTGTGAAATACAGGAAAGTGTAGATTGGAGAGAGTTTGGGCTGGACATTGTAGAGGATGTAGACACATACTCAGATGCACAAGTCAAAGCAATCGCCAAGAAAATGCAGATTGTATCACAGTACTTACTGGATGCACTCCGCAATGGAAGAGAGTGAGTTTATTAGACACGAGAGTTGTCCTCACTGTGGCAGTAGTGATGCCAATGCTTTGTATAGTGACGGTAATCACTACTGCTTCTCGTGTCAGACTTTAACTAAATCAGAGGAAGGGACTGCAGAAGTGATAAGTCAAAACTTAAAGACAGGGTTTTTGCAGGTTGAACATATCCCTCTAAACAAGAGGGGCATCAACGAAAAGACTGTAAGGTTTTGGGGTTATGGTGTAGCTAACTACAAAGGACAGAAAGTTCAGGTTGCTAATTACTATGACAAACATGGTACTTTACAGGCACAAAAACTTAGGTTTCCAAACAAAGACTTTACAGTTCTTGGTGACCTTAAAGCAATCAACCTTTATGGTGAACAATTATGCCGTGATGGTGGTAAAATGATTACCATTGTGGAAGGTGAACTTGATGCACTTTCGCTCAGTCAGTGCTTCAACAATAAATGGGATGTAGTATCTGTACCTTCAGGTTCTACTTCTGCCAAGAAAGCTGTCGCTAAATCCATTGAATGGCTGTCCAAGTATGACAGTATCGTTCTTATGTTTGACAACGATGAGCAGGGTCAGAAAGCAGCAATCGAGTGTGCTAGTATTCTACCCCCTAACAAGGCTAAGATAGCCAAGCTTCCTCTGAAGGATGCCAGTGAAATGCTACAGGCTGGACGGACAGAGGAACTTATCAATGCTGTATGGGCTGCAAAAGTTTATCGTCCAGATGGTATTGTGGCTGGTTCAGATATGTGGGAAATAATAACCACAGATGATGAGAAACAAGCAGTTCCTTACCCATACTCAGGTATGCAGGAGAAAACTGGTGGCTGTCGTAAGGGAGAAATCGTAACCATAACTGCTGGTTCTGGTATTGGTAAATCACAACTTGCCCGTGAGCTTGCTTACAATCTGATAAAGCATGGAGAGACTATTGGCTACATTGCTTTAGAAGAAAGTATAAAGCGTACATCACTTGGCCTTATGTCTATTGAGATGAATAAACCTTTACACCTAAGAGGTAATGAGGTAGATAAAGAGGAGATGAAAGTTGCCTTTGATGCTACACTTGGAACAGGGAGAGTTTATCTTTATGACCATTGGGGTTCTACTGATTCTGACAACTTGCTATCTAAGATTAGGTATCTTGTTAGGGGTTGTGGTTGTGACTATATTGTGCTTGACCATATATCCATTGTTGTATCTGGTATGGACGGTGGTGATGAACGGAGACTTATTGACAATACCATGACTAAGCTGAGAGCTTTGGTTGAGGAATTGAATTGTGGTCTTCTGCTAATCTCTCATTTACGTAGGCCATCAGGTGATAGAGGTCACGAAGATGGTGCAAAAACATCTATGTCACAGTTGCGAGGCAGTGCTGCTATTGGTCAGCTAAGTGATATGGTAATTGGATTGGAGCGAAATCAACAAGACAAAGACAATCCACACGTCAGCCACGTTAGAGTTCTAAAGAACAGGTGGTCAGGCGAGACAGGTCTATGTACCTCTCTTGAATACAACAAAGATACAGGCCGTATGGTTGAGGTAATCTTTGAAGAAGAGGACACAGACCCAGACTTTTAACTAGTGCGGAGACACAGTATGAAATTGATATTTGATATTGAAGCAAATAACTTATTAGATGATGTAACACAGATATGGTGCATTGTCACAAGAGATGTAGACACTGATGAAGTATACACCTTTGACACCACTTGTATTGAGAGTGGGTTGATACATCTAGCTAGTGCTGAGATGTTGATAGGTCATAACATTATTGACTATGACCTAAGAGCATTGAAGAAGCTATATGGCTTTGAGCTAGAAGATGGACAACAGGTTCTTGACACTTTGGTATATGCTAGAACGATATGGCCTGACATAAGGGATAAGGATTTTACTCTTGTAAAGAAGCGAGACTTCCCACACAAGCTAGTAGGTTCACATTCTCTACGTGCTTGGGGTCACAGACTTGGAGTATTAAAAGGTGAGATTAACGGTGAAACGGGCTTTGACACTTTCTCGCAGGAGATGCTCGACTATTGTATCACCGATACAAAAGTCACAAAAGCCCTCTATGAAAAAATCAAAGAAAGAGATTTCAGCCAAGAAGCGTTAGACCTTGAGACAGAGCTACACACTTTATTGCTGAAACAAGAGGAGCATGGGTTTCCGTTTGATGTCGAGACAGCATCAAAGCTTTTCTCTAAACTGTCACAAAGAAAGACAGACATTGAGAACGAGTTGCAGGAAACCTTTGAGCCTACAATAGTAGAACTGAAGACAAAGACTAAAGAAATTCCGTTCAACCCTGCATCACGACAGCAGATTGCTGACCGCTTGATGAAGCGAGGATGGAAGCCTGAAGCCTTCACCAATACTGGTGAGCCAAAGGTAGACGAGACAGTTCTTTCTACTATTGATATGCCAGAAGCAAGGCTACTCAACGAGTACTTGTTGCTTAACAAACGCATAGGTCAACTTGCTACAGGTAAGCAAGCATGGCTGAAGATGGAGAAGGATGGCAGACTGCATGGACGTGTCAACCACATGGGGGCTGTAACCTCACGGTGTACACATTCAAATCCAAACATGGCTCAAGTTCCCAGCGTTGGGGCTGAGTATGGGACGGAGTGTCGTAGCCTTTTCCATGCACCTGATGGCTACAGTCTTTTGGGTGCTGATGCTTCTGGCCTAGAGTTACGTTGTCTTGCTCATTACATGGCAGCATACGATAATGGTAACTACGCTAAAGTTGTCCTAGAAGGGGACGTACATACCACTAACCAAGAAGCTGCTGGACTTCCCACACGCTCAAACGCAAAGACATTCATCTATGGATTTCTTTACGGTGCAGGTGATGAGAAGATTGGCAAGATTATTGGCAAGGGTGCAGGTGAAGGTAGAAAAATTAAGAAAAAATTTCTTAACAAACTACCTGCCTTGAAGTATCTAAAAGATGCTGTAGCAAGAGCAGCCGATGACAGAGGATGGGTAAAGGGATTGGATGGACGTATCATCCCTGTAAGACATAGCCATGCTGCATTGAATACTCTTCTGCAATCTGCAGGTGCTATCATATGCAAAACATGGTACGTCTTTATAAGTCGTGCCTTGAAAGAAGCTGGACTAGATGCAAACATTGTTGCGTTTATCCATGACGAGGTTCAACTGCTTGTAAGGAAAGGTCAGGAAGATGAGGCAGGGAGA